TTGTTTCTTTGAATCCAGGTACTGTTTCCCGGTAAGGAGGAACACGCTGAACGGAAGCGAAAACATAAAGACCGTCCCGTTAGTCTTATACTTAATGTCGAGAGTAAAAGCAAGGCACTGGAATATAAAAGCCATCAGCTTGCTCCATGTTATAGTCAACATCCATTTCATAGCTCATCGTTTTTAAAAGCGTTTTTCTTAACGAGATAATAGTCATAGCATAGATACGCCGAGACAAAGAACATGACTGCAGACATACCCACAATAACCCCGGCGGGTGTCAGATTGCCGTAACTGCATAACCATAGCCCGGAAATAGAAGCTACAAATAGTATCCACCGGTACTGATTAAGGATGAAAAAAATGATCTTTTTAAAGGTTGCCATTATACATTATGTATTATACAAAGTGTTTAATTAGGTACTATCTCGAAGTGTCCGGCATCCCAAAACTTAGTGTCGTCAATGTCGTCGTTCAGGTTCCAGTCTATCCCCGGGCGGATCCTGTGTTTCATAACGCCCTGAGCGAATAACTCTTCAGCCAGTCCCATGACCTGACCGGCGAAGTAGGCACTTTGCATTTTTCCCCAGTCAATCCCGGTTAATTCATAAGGCGCCAGGTCGACAGCCAGCGAAGGGACGGTGTTGTGTTTCGAATCCGGCCATTGTTTTTCTGACTTACCGGTTCGATAAGCACGGTTCTGATCCTCTTCATCCCGGTGTCCGCATACGACTGTAAAATCATATCTTTCTATGAGCCGGTTGCAAAGGATCTGTAAATCGGAATGACAGGTCTTAAGCCTTTCTTTTGATGTTTCTGAAAAGTGGTTCATAGATTAATTATTTTGAATATGTGAGTCAAGCTTTCCCTCTATTGAATTAAGCTTCTGTATCACAAGTGTAAACTCATCCCGGTTGATTTTCTCTTTTCGGAGGGTTTCAATATCCTGCTCGTTTCGTTTTGCTCTCGTTTCGAGCGTGGCCTTTGCAGAGGTAAGTACACCGAAAGATGTGAGGAGAGTGATTATCACCGGAACAATAACTGACACAAGCCAGACCGGGATATTGATTGTTTTACCTTTTTCGATTGTCATGGTTTTAACTTGTTAAGGGTATCACAGTAATACTTTTTATCATAAAAAAACTTTGTTTCGGCTATTTCAGACTACACTAATTATGGGTTACAGAACCACCCGCATCTGCTATAATCTGTGCAATAGCTGCTGCACTTGCAGCCGTAGGTGGTTCACAAGTTCCCGTTACTGTAATTTTAAGTTGTCTCCCAACTGTTTTAGTAGCAGCGGCATCTATTATTAATTGGTCAACCTCGGCTGAAGACAACCCTGATCCTGCAACAGCACAATTTATAACAATAGACGCACCATTTAAGAATGATGAATAATTACCACCACCAGAATATAACCATATATTACCCGCACTTGTACCAAAAGAACAATGTTGCATACCTGCTGATAATGGAGCTAAGTCAGCCTGTACTGTATTAAAATTACTCAATGCAATATAAGTTAGTGCTGTCATTGCAGAAATATCTCCACCAATAGTTGAATTTCCCAAAACTCTTAAATAGGTTAATTTTGTAAGCAGGTTGGCAGTACCGCTAAATGTATTTGCTCCTCCAATTCTTACCATTTCAAGGTTAGTAAGCAATGATATGTCTCCACTCAGACTTGGTGCGTTAGCTGCATACTCCCAACCATCATAAAAATCAGCACCAAAACATTTAATCTTATTTTTACTAATTGTAAATGTAGCCGTTCCTGTTGCACACCTGATATATCGTGTCCTGTGTGTCCCTGCCGTACAATCCCACGTAGCACTTTCATCAAGTGTTCCTGCAGCATCAGAATAAAATTTAGCATTTGCACCAAGCGTAAATGTTACTGTTGCAGATGTTTCAATGTGTAATACCCCAACACCAAGTCCCGTGCCAACTTTAGTAAGTAAAAATTCTATATTTGTCGCAACAATATTATTAGTTACAGGAAAATTAGCAAAAGATGCAGCCTCATTATTTGAAGTGTCTTTCAACATATTTGCTACCGGTTTTACATAACTTACTACAATAGAATCACCTAAAGCATAAGCTACCGATACCGTAAGAGTAACTGTAAGTCCTGATATTGCAACATTTGTTATTGTCTTTCCTGCTAACGTAAAATCCGTAACCGCAGGTACTGACGCTGCCAAACTTTTTATAAATGTAATCACAACCTTGTCAGGATCATCCGTTTCAACAGTTGCGAAATATGGATATACAAGCAATGAAGGATTTGCACCCAAAAAGGCAATTTTCTCCCACTTATTCATTGCCCCTGTATTATTAGGTGAAGAAGCAATAAACATATTGCAATTTCTTCCATTAACTAAAGTCTTTCTTGTTAATATGTCTGATGAAGAATAGAAGGATGTTGCATCCCTTCTGTCAACTCCATATATATCAGCAAACCCAGTTCTATACAACCACGCACCAGATGTCATACTTTGTATAACGTGTTCCCCCGGATCAGCATTGTCGGCAGCCGGAACTGTTGCCCACCCTTCAAATTCACGAATATCGCTTACATCACTCCACGGAACATGACCTGGATTATTATTTATTAGTAAGCAATCCTTTTGAATGTTCCCGACATACTCTCTTATTTCATCATAAGGTATCCCCGCCCCATCTGTATATGGCATGTGCCACCCCCAACCATCTATCCATAGATAGTCTATTGCCCCATAATTAGAAAGCAGTTCATTAAGTTGCGTTTTGGTCAAAGCAACATAAGCAGCAGCATCGGTTGTTTCATCCTTGCCCGTCCAAAGTTCCCATGTATAATCAATTATAGAGTAATATAGACCTATTTTTAAACCAGCTGCCCTACATTTGTCAGTAAATAATTTGGTAACATCAGAAGTTGCTGCATCAACCCACCAAGAAGATGCTGATATACCATATACTCCATGCCCCGCTATACTTACGGAAGTGTCCCAAATTGCAAATCCTTCATGACTTTTACATAGTAAAATAGCATATTTCATTCCGGCAGCAATCCATGTGGCTATCCAATCATCAATTTGAGTAGCTATATCTAATGTTGGATTGAATAGGTCAACATCATAATTGGTAGGAATATTGGTATCGGTAAATACACCGAGATTAAAATTAACTAAAGTACCATACCCTTGTGAAAGAAAACCTGCCTGTTCTACTGCTTTCTGAGTTGCCCAATAACTTGACCAAAGGCAATTATTAGTAACATTGGCGGTCTGTCCTGTCTTAACAAATGTTATCACTAAAACATCATCAAACAAAACCGTTTCAGCAAGTACCAAAGTTAAAACTGAACCTACCCATGAAGCAGAGGAAATAGTAAATCCGGCTATCGTAAAATCACTTGCACCCAAAGAAGTTTTCGCTGTTGGAAAAGTTAATACCACATTTGTCGGGGCAGCATCTTCAACAACTGCCGAAATTAGTGTCGTCCAGTACGTACTCCATGACATTCCTGAAGGAGATTGAGGCGATAGTATAGTACGTCTAATGAATGGCATGGTTATTAGTATTAAATATCAATATAATAAACTATTACTTTACCAGCTGCAAGAGTAATAGATGATAATGGATTATCAAATACAATTAGTGTATTAGTATTTAATACAACATTTAAATAGCTTTTAGTAGTAGTAGCATAAGTTACTTCTACACCACTTATAACTTCAGTTATGCTACCTATTTCGGTAGCATCTTCTAATACTATAAGTGAAGCTATCTTACCTTTTCTTGCTACATGTGTATTAGTATCAGCCCAATAGTCACAACCAGCATTTCCTACAGCTTTCTTTAAGTATTCTTTTATATCTTTTAAAAGAATGTCTAATGAGTCTTTCATATAATTAAATTAATTTACAAAGTTACAATTATTATTTATTATTTCCAAAAAAGTACCTGTTAATTATCTACTAAGTATTAGTAGATTATATACCAAAAGTTATATATTAAGGATATTTATATACTAATCCAGTAGCAATTGTAGCCATAGTTGAATAATTAATTCCATCTATAGATAGTAAAATATCTACTCGAAAAGTTGTATCTGGTGTATCTGCATGGTGTGATAAATTTCCAGCATTATAACTAGATACAGTATGACCTGGGCTACCGTTAGTAATAATAAATTGTCCATGATAAAAAGATTCGTCCCAAGCTCCTGAACTTTCTTCTATAGCTTTATATTTAAAATATAATTCATAAGATCCTCCAGTATTATTAATATGATAATTCATTTCTATACTCCAATATGGAGAACTATAATTAGATGTAGTACCATCATCCACAAATGTAAATATACCAAGATCATCAAAATATTCAGATATAGTTTGTATATAATATGAAAATTCCTGTACACCATCCTCTATTACAGCTTCAATATCATCACTTACATTTATATATACTGGTCTTAAACATATATAATAAGTAGTACTTACAGATTCCCCCATTGTACCTAATTCACATAATACCTGATCAGGATCATCTAAATCTATATATCCAGTTGTACTATGTAATGCATATGTACCACCAAGCCCTGTTTTCTTCCAAACCTGTACTTTAACCCTTCCCCAATAGTACTCATCTTCAGGATCTCCTGTCAATACAGAACCACACTTACCTCTCTTTAATCCATTCTTTATTTCTTGAGTTACACCACCAATTACTAAACTATATGAAGAAGATGGTGGGTCACTCCAATAAACAGGTCTTGTATTCTCTGTATGATTATATCCTGCCCAATCTCCCCAAGACAGAGGATTAGACACATTCCAAGTAAATGTTGGATTATCATTACAAGCTGCAGGAAGTTTACTATTATATGTTACATATCCTGATTTATACCTAGACCAAGCATTTATTTTATTATTTTCACCACCAGCAACATAAGTGGGGGATAGATTACATAAAGTATACATATCATCAGTAGAAGCTACTAGTGCAGTTCTTATATCTCTTGTACTAATATTACTACAATAAATATGAGTTGCATCATATGTTATATTACTAGCCTTTGTTCCAGGAACATCAGCATCGTTGTATAAATCTGAACCGTTCCAATATGTTGTATTTCTTATCTTTGCCATATATTACGGAGTTGCATATGCCACAATATCACCAGAACATTTTAAAGTTCCTGTTGATGGATTAAACCAGATATCAGTAGAAGATACTTTTTGTGGTAAATTACCTGTATTAGCTGTTACCCAGGTTAGATACATAGTAGCATTTGTACTAGTATCATCAGTAATACTAGTATTAGTTGCATATCCAGCTGATGTAGCATTACCTGATAGTGCCCCACTAAATGTAGTAGTAGTTAAAACAGCTGTACTAGGATTGAAAGTTATCTTAGAGGAACTAACTTTAGCAGGTAAATTTCCAGTATTTGTAGTAACCCATAATGGATACATAGTTGCATTAGTAGCTGTATCATCTGTTATACCAATATTAGTACTATTAGTTGCATTAGTAGCATTGACAGCATTAGTCGCATTGACAGCATTAGTCGCATTAGTAGCACTAGCGGCAGATCCTGTAATATTTCCAACTATATCATTAGTAACAGTTAATGCTGTAAAAAATCCTGCAGTTACTCTAGTACCTGTAACACCTAATGATGTGATACCAGTTATAACTCCAGCATCAATTGCTATTGTACCATCTAAGGTTATATTAGACCCTGTTACTGGTGTTATATTTAAATTACCACTAGTTGATGATATTGTATTAGTATTGATAGTAATATTATCTACAGAAAGTAATTCTGCAGTAGTAGTACCAGTTAAATTAGCCCCAGCTAAAGGAGCTTTTAATCCTAAAGCAGTAACCAAATCTCCCTGATCTGTTAATGTACCTATAATTGCACCCCAAGTACCACTAGGTATAGATTGCCATGTTTTATCACCTCTCCAGAATTGAGCTGCAGTACCAGCAGTAATAGTTGGTTCAAATCCTGTATGTCCTGCCGTAGCATAAGAAAGATTACTTAATGCTGAGTGTACTGTTGTACCACCAGCAGGAACTGACCAGGCTCCAGAACCATTTAAAAAGTATGTTGCCCCAACACTATTAGAACCAGGTACAAGACCTTTAGTAGTAGCTCCTGTAGCAAATAAATCTAATAATGAAGTAGCTTGTGCTCCTGTTAGTTCTTCAATATTACCAGCACCTGCTGTAATTCTACCAAGAACTCTGTTAGTTGTAGTTACATTCTGTATTTTTGGATATGTTACATTATCATCTGTTATATCAGCTGTAACTACTGCTCCCCAACTAGGATTACCAGCAGCATTACCATGTAATACTGTAGTAGTTGTACCCTGATTAACGAAGTCATTAGAAGCCAATAATAGAATAATATCGGTAGTTAGGTCTTCTCCATTGATAGTTCTGGTACTAGATACTTTATTAGAGAACGCATCTAAAATCACAGACCAAGCTACAAGATCAGTTGGGTTAGTTTTTAATACTGTTAACGCTGCCTCGAAGTCAATATTCATAATTATATAATTCTAAAACGGTTACGTTGTTTATCTATTCTATCTACAATTTCAGCAAGATATGAATACCCAGCATCATCAATAACATCAGTTCCATCATGTTCTAAAGCAAATACTACATCACACAGCAGATATAACATGTCCATATCTGTAGTAATAGGCTTACCTAAATCTAATTTATTACAAATAGACTCACTTAAATGTATATAAAGATCCTTACTTACCAGTATTAAATTATTTATATCAGTATTACTCCACACCATTGTTATTTATTTTAAGTTTACGTTGTTCCCACATCTTTTTTAACCCTTCACTTTGTTTTCTCTTGTGTTCTTCAGTATGTGAAGGTAGTTTCTTTCCCTTATTCCACGGTGTAAGTCCTTTATGACTATTACTTATATTTTGTCTACCTATGTTAGTCATTGGATTTTTATGTGGTTTTCTTAGTTTATTTCTAGTCTCTTCAGATACTACATGACCAATAGAAGGTTTTGGTGGTTTAATATTATACTTTATATTAAAATCTCTTCTCTGTTGTTTAAATTCATCTGATTGGTGTTTACCAAACATATAATTTTTTTCTCCTAGTTTAGTATCTCTTATTTTAGCTTTAGTTTCTTCTGAACACTTATGACCTAGCGGGCTTCCAGCTATAGTACAAATATTAAACCATGGATTATAAATATTAAAAAAACATTGTTCTTTAATTATTAATTTATGTTTTTCACAGTGTAATAATATAGAAAAAACCAAATCATCTTTACCATACTTATTAAAGTGTCTTTGTAATTTTTTTGAATGGTGTTTATTTTGTCTTAAATAATGTTTATGACAAATCCACCTTTTGTCTATATTTACTGCACTACCTATATAACATCTATTAGGATTACTAATAGATTGAATTTTATATATACCAGTCATTATATACTCTAATTAGACCAGACACCGCTTATGTTTCTAGCCGATAAAAGATCGTTTACCTTATCAGTAAATTTTGTAAATTGTGTACTTCTACCTAATTCACCAGCCCATTTACAACTTTGAAGTAGTGCTATACATAAGAATTGTAGTCTATTTTCTTCATAATCAAAGTCATTCATATCTATCTGCAATGGTAATTGTGCAGCCATTTGGTATGTTTCTGATAGGAATCCCTGATAAGAAGTATCTGTTTTAGCTACTGCAGAATAAGTTATGTTAAGAGTTATCTCATAATACCCATCTGGAAAATATGTAGCATTTAATTGAGTAGACCCATTATAGAATACTGCTGGTGTTACTGAAAAGTATGAGTTAGAATTAGTACCACATAAATTAGTAAATGTCGCACCCATACCTAAATCAACTAATAATCCAGTACCTGTAGTATATGTATAAGTAGTACTATTATATTCCAAAGTCATAGTAGCTACAGTTACATTACCATGCGCAAACAATGTCCAATCTGTCTGGTCATATAGTTTAAATGCAGTAGCATCATCCTCTTCTTGTATATATATTGTTAATACGTCTGCCATATTATATTATTTTAAAATTTTGTTATTTCAACACGATTAAGCCAGCCTTTTAGAAATACTTCTAATTCTGGTTTCTTTGCTACAAGATTCATATAAAATATTTTTCTTCTAGCTGTAAATTTTGCTAACAAATCACCCTCATAAGATTTTATTCTAGTGAGAGTAATTTTACCTACATATCCATCATCATCAACTCCTATAATTCTTTGTAGTAATTTTATAGAAGTTCTAATACCAGCGTTCACACCAAAGTCAAATACCTGTAATATTAATTCTTCATTTTCTATATCATCTAAATCCATAGGATTCCAATAGATAGAATAGTAGATATCATATACTTCTTCTTTAGAAATTAGTTTTACTGATTGTTCTGGTAAATTTCGTGACTTACGATATCTATTATATACATAGTGAGTGATACCTTTATTGGTTTCACCACCTGGATCATTTGGATGATTTACATAGCCTCCTTCATTCCTAAGAACTACTTTGAGGCATTTTAGAAATAGAGTTGGATATACCATTGTATAAAGAATAAGGGGTACTCCTTTTTAGAGAAGTACCCCATATTAAATCTTACCCATAATAAGGTACTATGAGGTATTTCCTATTAGATAAGAGTTGAGATTATAGTTGTACCAAGATTGGTATCAAAATTCTCAGTCAAATCCTTATCTTCGGCAATAACTATCCTCATTGGGCTAATTGGATTTATTCCAGTAGTAGCACCAACATAGGCATTATTCCATATTTCAAATGAATGAATATGATATGTTTCACCAGAAACAGCTTGGAATAATCTTGTTGTAGGAGGATAAGTACTAACTTCACGAGTCTTATTCTGGAACTGACAATATGCTTCAAGTGCAGAAACTTGCTGATAAGTACCTGTACCAATAACAGGAGCAGTTGAATAAGTTACAGTAGCTGTTTCAAAGTTTTCACCTAAATCAACTGTAAATGAACTTACAAAAGGTTCATCTGTTACAGGATTAAATGCAGCGTCAGCTACACTAATTCCAGTAAGTTTCAGACCCCAGTTACCTTCAGTAACAGTTTCGCACTGATCATTATCAGCGTTAGTAACACCCTGGAATTCCTGATCAAGAGTGTAAATCCTAGCGTTACCAGCACCAGAATCATGACTTGCTATAACATAACAAGGAGATGTAACAGTAGCTGCTCCAAGTGATTCAGGCTCTTGTACTCTAAGAATTGATCCTACTAAAAGTGTAAGAGTATCATTATCTGCAGATGTAAAGGTTTTGGAACCATTAACAAATGAAAGATTATCATGTGCTACAAGTTGCGCACCAGAATTAATTCTTTCAACTTTTAACGGTTTGAAAGCTTGTCTCTTAAGAGTTGCAGTAGCTGCAACAGCAAGACCAGATGCTATTTCACTTTGAGTTGCTGAACTATCACTCTTATAAGGAACAGTTAGCATGAGAGGACTGTTATTAAGCATACCAAAAGTATGATCAAGAACTAGACGAAGGCTATAATACGTTGAATTAGCTGCGTCAAGAGAACCACTTACTCCATTATAACCTACATAGGTTATTTGATTAACCAGAGCTTCGTTCTCAACAGTGAGAGCATTTTTAAGATTAGTTAGACCGAACGGAGGAGAAAAACTATATACACCACTTGTATTCTTATGTACAAAGTACACAGTTTCACCAGCGGCAATAGCATCTTCATTTAAAGCTCCCTGAGGATAATGATAGAATCCACCAGAACCATTAGGCAGAGCTGTCCAAGCAGCATTACCATTAGTAGCGGTACAAACAAAGAGCTGTGTTTTTGAATCTTCAAACATTTTATTAAAATATTAAATTAAACAATCAAATTATTATTATTATCTTTCTTGACATACATAGATATAATCAATATATATAGTAGCAGATGCAGTTGTTTGTGTTAAAATTGTAAATCCAGGTGATAGACAAGTTCCATCAGGAATAACAATTGTACTAGCATCATCAATTTTAGTTAACACTAGAGAATCATCTACATATACATAAACTGTATTAACACCATCCCAATAGAAAGCACATTTGTGAGTTACGTTTGCAGTTGTAAGAGTAGCAACACTTCCATCAACAAAATCTACAGTAGTATCAGTTTTACTTTGTGTAGCAGCTTCATCAATAGAAAAATCAAGATTTCCATCACCATCAAGCATAAAACCAACATGGTTATTTACACCAACACCAGCTGCACCATATAAATCTGTACCAGTATCAGCAAGACCTATAAATACCTCTACTTCACTAACATCATTTATAATGAATTTAGTCTCAAACCAGAGTTTCTTTCCTGCTGCAAGTTTAAAGGACTCTCCATTAAGTTGTGCGGATAAACAGTCATTATCAGCATTACAAGTAGTAAACTGACCCCATCCTCCTTGTGCACTAGCACCTGTTCCAGCATCTGCTGGTTTTCCAAGAACGGTTTCTGTCTGTCCTGTTGCACTATCAACTTCTGTTACAAACCAACCTGTAGCATCTGCAGCAATAGCAAACTTTCCATTACCAGCAGCTTTTGTGGATGCTGTATCTATAAAGTCTTCAAAGAAGGTAATAGTAGCTGATGGTACTGATGCTATTGGCATTCCGTTATCAGAACTAGTTATAACCCCATTATCACTCATATCATTAAATGCATCTACTAATAAATTATACCAGTAGTCATAAACTCTATACTTCGGGCCTTTGGGTATAAAGTTACTTTTTGTTATGCGATCTAAAATCATTTTTTATAAAAATTAAATTAAACACTAAAAATTAAATTACTTATTAAATTCAGTCATTGCTAACTGATATCCCTGTGGATCTGTTATTGACATTCTTGCTAATGTTACAGCTTCCTGAACAATTTTAGAATGAACTCCTTCATTAAGGATACAATCACCAGCAGGAGTTGCAGTTCCAATTGGATAATTATCAGGATGTTCTACAGCAACAAGATAATAATCAATAATTGCAGTTCCATCAGTTATAAAAACCAAGTTGTTATTATGTTGCAAAATCCAATATTCCTCATTAGGATCTGGAACTCTAAAAGGATTCTTTAAGTTTTCACGATAGAAATCAAAAGAAATTCTTTTAAGTTTTATATTATCTATTGTACTTGTCTTGGCAAACTCATCAATTAACCAAAAATACTTAGCATCTAAAACTTTAGCCCCTACATCTAATATCTGGGCTGCTGTTCCATCTAGATTTTTAAAATGAGTACTAGTTGTAAAAGTTGTATATGCATCAGTTGTAATTAACTTTTCTATAGAAAAGACATTAAAAGAATCTCTAGTAACACCTTCTTTAAGAATATCATATACTACTTTTCTTTGGGCTACTGTTAAGATACTTGCCCATTCACTAGCTGTAAATCCTGGAGCTGCACTACTATTTAAACTTTCATAAAGCAGTTCAGCTTCATTCCTCATTTCTATACAAGTCATTACTTCTTATGTAGATTAATTTGAGCAACCATTTTTAGATACACATCAGCACTGACTTTCTCAGCTTCAGACAAATACCTAACCAATTCATCATAAGTATAAGATACACCTTCACCAGGAATATCATATTTGTTTCTTGCAGATTTTGTAATAGCTCCTGCGTTTAAAGCACTAAGAACAAAATTCTTAACTTTTGAATCAGGATCATTAATTAACTGCAATGTAAGATCAATTTCAGTATCAATAATACGTTTAATCTCTTTCTTCAACCATTCCTTATCTGCATCTGGAGGAACCATCTTCATATCTTTCTTCTCCATGTAATAAAGTCCTAAAAAGTTCTTCATTTGTGCAGCAGAGTTTTGTATACTACCTAAGAAAGTATAAGCTTCAATAGTCTTATTAGTTGCAGTATTTTCTGCTTTTTCAGCATAACCATCATCAACTAATGCAAATCTATATTCTGCTCTATCGTAACGTTGTTCCCAATTAGGAGAAGTTGTTGGTTGTAACTTAGTAACCCTATATCTAAGATTATCAAGTGGATCAGCCAGATTAAATACGTAACCATCATGCATAAGATTATAATCTTTTATAACCTTAACGAAGAAAGTGTGCCAAAAATTATCTTTCTTTTTATGTACATTCAGGTCTAAATCAAGAGTCTTTTCAAAGAACTCTTTTTCTTCATCATTAGTAAAAGGACTTACTAAGTTCCCTAAACTATTTTTTGGTAACTGAAACCAGTTGGAGGCTCCTTCATATTGAAAATACGCAACGTGTTCTGGCATATTAATCATCTTACCACCTCTAACGATAGGTTTTAAAAATACCTGTTTTTGCTCCAAGTATCCTTTCTTGAATGCTTCTTCTTTTGTAATCATTGCTAATTTTAAATTAATTTATTTTTACTGTAATGCTAGAAAATTAATTAGTGGAAATGGAACCCGACCGAAGCCGAGTCCCAAGTCACTAAAGTTTGTTTATGAACGAAGAATTGATGGAATAATGCGGGCAGTTTTCTTTGGGTTAGTGATTTTAACTCCACCGATGAATCCTTTGAATACAGAATAACCATCAACGGAAGTAGCCATAATCCTAGGATCTGTCCTGTTATTATATGGAGAGAATGGATCACGAAGTCCTGGTATATAACCGAAGAATTCTTCTTCATCTTTCACACTTACCTTCGAAATATTAGAAATCCCACCTGTTGTTCCAACATCAAATATCTCATAAATGTAAGAACTAGCAAGACCTCCATCAGGATGTCTCATTGTATTGGGATAACCATCTTTCATTGGATCAATGGTCAATTTGAATTTAATACCATTAACAGCTGCATAATTAAGGAATTGACCTTCATCAAGGGTAAGTTTACCACCTTCAGTTTTAATGTTAACATTAGCTTGAAGATAAGTAATAGCATTAGCCTTATTTACAGCATCTTTATGGAACTGGTATGCTCCATATTCTCCTGTAGAAATTACAAACTCACGTTTGTCTTCTGGTATCTTACCATATGACATATCCATAGCAAAGTCAGTAAGCATGTCAAGAGAGAATGTATTATAAGCCAATACGTTACCATATTCCATTTGCTCATACATTCCAAACCCTGAACGAAGTGCATTACCACTTTCACCATTATGTCCATAGGAACCATCACTTAGTTTATTAGATTTTCCGTAAGCAAGAAGACGGGCTTTATCCCTTTCAAACTGTACATAAAAATCCCAACCAAGTTTATCAATCCAGCGAGTTTGTGTCTTGCCATTCTGATCTATAAAAGCAAATGCAAGAGGTTTATTCTTACCTTTACTAATCATATTACCAGGAACGTCATAATTCTTACGAATCATTGAAAGAACGTTTTCCATCTGATAAGGAGCAGTATGATGAACATTGTTACCCCTTTTAGAGAGTTCTTGTTCTACCATTCCAAACAGTTCAGACCACATTGTATTTCTGGCCAAGTCAGCAGCAGGAATCCATAAAGTATCATCACCTGTAAACAGTTGAACTTGATATCTCCATAAATTACCAGCTTGTACTGGATCAGCAATAACTCTCAATTGATATAATTCTGGTTTGTTACCTACGATATGTGAAGTAACTTCAAAATATCTTTCAGTAAACCACATATAAAATATACCCCTATTAAGACCAACCTGAGCTGCATCTGTTACAGCAGTTGCACCAGCTGCGTCAGTGGTAGCAATAACAAGAGGGATACTACGCTCATCAGAACCTTGAAGGAACCAACGATATACAACATCATCATTGATATACTCAGTCGGAAGCTTATTCATAAACGATACGAAGTTATCTGTACCAACATTGAGTTCGTACAGACGATTCATAACTGAGCTTATGATTTCAGGTTCTTGCATACCAAGCCAACCAAGATGACTTTCACGAGTTAGACCGCTCCAATGTTTAGGATCAACGATCTGTAAAGCCGAAATTTTATTCATCTATTATTTAATTTAAAAAACAGTTTCTATTTTAAAATACCCCTCATACTATCAATATTATCTTTAACAGTTTTTTCCTGTTCTGGTGTTCTCATAGTATATGATCCAGTAGTAGTAGCAGTATTATTTTTCTTTTGTAACACTTTTTCAAGATCAGTTATATCTTTTGTTACTTTAGTTTGAGTGAATTTAGTCCAAGGTTTACCTTTATCAAAAAATCCAGTCTCAAGAAGATAAGCTAATTTAGAATCAAAAAACATAGGGTCTTCAGCTCTCTTTGCCCATAAAGCATTAGTAGACCTACCCTTACCATCTCGTACTTCTTTAACTAAAGTATCATACATCTTAAGTTTAGTTTGTTTATTAATTCCTTGTCCAGGAATAACTTCATCTAAACTATTTATATGATCTTTCAATGTTTCTAAACCACGTCTATTCTCTTCTTTTCTAAGATCTGTTACTCTTTGAGCCTCAGCTTCTTCAGAAGCTATTTGCTCCTTAATAGATCCTTTTAAGATCCCTAGAAATTCTTTTGAATCTTCTATATCATCACCAAGATCAATACTATTCTGAACAAGTTTTTCAATCTTAGCATCTGACATAGATGTAGTTAATTTATAATAATCAATAAGTATACCTTTTCTAAGTTGTGTATTTTCCTCTTTAGCTAAATCTTCAGTTTTAATAGTTTCAAAACGTTCTTTTAATTCTATTAAATTACTTGCAGTTTCAACTGGAACACCCTTACCAATCATTGTAAGATATTGTTGATATCCTTCATCTAAGTCAGACTTAGCTGTATTAATATTAACATCTATCTCATTTTTTATTAAATTTCGAAGAGCTGTAGCTTCTCCAAAATTCTTTATGTCTTCTTTAAGTTTTTCTTCATCTAGAGATGAAATGAGCCCCTGCGTCACCAAGTCCTTAGCAAAGATTACAGTAAAAGGAGTTTCTGAAGAGTCGTCAATTTTGTTGGTGGCAGAGGCTCTTTTATCATCTTTTAAATCGTCAACCAACTCTTCAGTCTTTTTAACATCCTCCTGAATCTCTTCAGTTTGTGTCTTAAGGACTTTATTTATATCATTTAAATCAACCTTTTCAGGTTTTGTTTTATCATCATCCTTTATTTCAGGATCTTTTTTAGTCTCTTCAATAGCTGGTAAAGATGCTAATACATCGTTAATATCCAAACCACTATCGAACTCTAGCATTTTATCTATGCTTTCTTCGAAGATTTCTTTCTTCTCCATAATCTTTACTGTAATTTATGCAAATTTAAACATTAATATTGTATCTATAAAATTTTATTCTATATTTTGAAATTCCCTATAACGTAACTAACAAAAAATATTAAGTCATCTACTTTTTGGTAGTAGGTTTAGGAGTAGGTTTATTTGCAACCTTCTTTTTAATTTCTATTTCACGATCCTTTTGTTCTTCCTTTTTACGATTAACTCTCTTAGTTTCTTCTAGTTGATCACGTTTTAAATTTAACTCAGGTGTTTTATCTTCAACTTCTGGTTCATTAATAACCTCTTGCGAATCATTAGCAAGTTTCATCCTAGCTATTTCTAAATCAGTTTCACTTTGTAGATCTGCTATATATTTTTTAAGTACACGGTCAGCTTCTTTATCAGCCATTGCAGCTTGATCTGCTGCTTGTTTTTGTTCAATAACCATTTGTTGATTCTTTTGAGCTTGTTGTTGAAGCTGTTCTTCAAATGCTTCAAACTTACGTTGTAGAGCTGCTGGATCATTAGTTCTATAAAGTTCCATAACCATACTTAATGTACCTTGATTCTGCATAAATGGTTGAACAAGAGACTTAAGAGTTTGCATCATATCCTTATCTTGAGCACTGGATGATTGATATATACCATATTCAGACTCAGTAAATTGTTGACTATCATAGTCTAATACTACTTGACTACCATCTCCTAGAATAAATTGACGCTTAAATTTTTGATCTTTCCAGGCAATTTTTGCAGTTTCTAGATAGGCCTCAATAGCTCTATTAATAAAGTCTTCATGTAAACTAAAATATTTAGCGGTACTAAGAGAACTCTGTTTTACAGATCTTTCTATTCCACCTACTGTTTCTCTGGATTCTGTTGCACCTAATCGTTGAGGTGTTATACCTACAATTTCCTGTACTCTATTTTCCAGGAATGTTAATATTCCAAGTAAATTTTGAATTACATGTGGATCACCTATTTCCACTGATCCAGAACCACGATTCATATTACCAGCTAATTTACCAAGAGCCGCACCCTTCTTACCTTCACTAAACTCATCTTCAAATATAATTTTAAACTGATCAATATAGAATAAGAATTGATCCATGGTAAAATTATCAGGAATCATGCTGGTAGATATACGAGCAATTTTCCCTTTATATGTCTTTAATTCTTCCCAAAGTTTATGCATGAAGAAGTTGTAAGTCAATTGATAAGGCTTACCAAGACTTACAAAAGATAGTGATTTTGAATCATTAGTGTTAAAAATATTCCCAACAATTCCTGGATGACATTTACTTGGGTTATCCATGTTCCTGAATTGTACAGGACGAGGCCCCATCTTTAAATAAAGATCATCTCCTACCTTTGTACCTTCATTCCATTCTCCTAAATAAATCCATTTAACATTTTCTAATTCTGTATCATTTAAAGGATAGTCTTCATCAACATATCTTTTTTGTATATCTCCTTGTTCATCAATGAATTCCAAGACACCTACTTTACGCATACCTCTCCATAAAACACGAAGTTTACGTACGTTACCATAGGCATCAAATGATCCACCAAAGAACGAGGATTCATTATTTGTAGCTGTAATTACTTTACCAATACCTCCTTGTTGATTAATCCAAGAAGTTAAATCTATTGGTATATTTTGTAAGTTCCTGGTAAATAATTTACCAGATGCACTATTAGTATAAGAATATCCATCTTCAAGTTTCTTTATTTCTGAATCCTTTAATTCATCATGATACTCATCAATAATCTGACCTACAGGTACATATGATAATTCTATAATTAAATCAGAGTCTTCTAATCTATAAGTACCTCCACTACGGACTGTAAATATATTTAAAGGATTACCTTTTCTAATTACTGGTTCACCACCTACAATTTCACAAATTATAATTTCTTCACCAGAGACTAGTATATCTTCAAAACATTTACTAAACAATTCTTTCATATGCTGGTTAGCATATCCATAATGAACTATCTGAGAAGCCATTAATTCACGTCTATCTCTATAGTTAAACTTCATCCATTTTGATTGTCTTTGTATTTCTGCAGCAGCCTCTTCTTCAGAGAACTGCGGGGATATTACTCTTTCTAGAATAGATTGACTTATCATAGCAGAAATCTCTTCTAATTTAGAATTTACTAAATCAGGATTACTCATCACTATAAGAGGATTGAATTTTGCCTCTCTTTCTTCCCCAAGAAGAACTGACATGTAAGAATTTAATAATGGGTAATTCTTATATGTATTATCAAACCTTGCTTCTATTTTATATGGATTAATAACAGCTGAAACTTCTGCAGGATCTACTATATTATTAATAAGATTAACATTACTAAGCTTTTCTGCCATAGAAGCTCTTAGACCACTATCCAGGTCATAACCTACTATAGTATCTGCTGCATCTATACACTCAGTATAGTAAGATCTAGTTTTTTGCTTCCTACTTCTTTTCTGAAATGGGAATGATAGTTTTGATACACTTGGAGATGATGTTGCCATATTTTAGAATTAATGTACAAAAGTACTATTTATTTTTTTAACTTTAGAAAATTTTAAATTGCCTTATAACGTAATTAGATTATCTGGAACTATTTAAACTCTTAGCTGGATTAATAACTTTACTTCTTCCAACGAAAGTTTTTTTAAACCAAGAGTCATCTAATACAGTCTTTACCTTATCTTGAAATTTATATTGTTCAAATTTTTCCCTATCTGCTCTAAGAATCATTGCCATACCCATTGCAGAAACACGGTCAAAGTTGTTATCTGGATTCCAGGCAATTAGTTCTTTTAAATACCCTATTGATCTTATTCTATGTAAATTTAAAACTGATGGGGCTTCACTATCTTCATCTGATATATTAGTTTGTCCTATTAACCAGTCTGCCTGTAATTTTCTACCCCAGGCATTTATCATCTTATTGGCATTAGTTCCTTTTGCACGATTACCAAATGATGTTCCTTTAACATATTCCATATCACGTAGAATTTGTGGAGTATCACATAAGTAGTTAAGTAATCTATTGGTATCAAAGTACTTAAATAATCCTTTTAAGTTATTTTCATAGTTTGCTATAGCATTATAATATTTCAATACTTTAGCACAGGTATTATAAAACTCATCTGCTGTTCTTGGACGTCCTGTATACTCAGCAACTATTCTATCAGTCCAGGTATCAAATACAAACAGACTACCTAATGATTCAGTCCACTCACCTTCATCTACATCAATAGGGTCAATACCAGCTATATAACGCCAATGTGGAATACTTCCATCTGGTAATCTATGTGGCATTTCAAAGATTTCAACACATCCAACTTTATCTAATTCATCCCTAAGTGGATAGTTTCTTAATGGTGAATGTAACTCTTCTTTATCCCAGGTTATAATACCAGTACTCCCAAGCTTAAGATTACCAACATAATGAGCAGAAATGAACTTATTGAAATCTGTCATAATATCTGCCATATAGTCTTTTAACTCTCCTACTGGAAATATACTACCTTCACGCCTCATAATAGCTTCCTGAGGAGTAATACACATTTCAGCTTTATTCTGAACTAATGTATTAGGATCTGAGGAGTTATATTTAATCTCAATTCGTCTTTTAATAATCTCTATTAAAGCCTTGATAACATCTGAGTTACCGTTAGAATCATAACAACTTATTCTATTTAAATATGCAGGAAAGAAGAATGCACAGGTTGTTTTTCCATATGTATTCTTATCAAATACATTTGGTAAAGCTAATACCCTATAACCAATTGGGTTATAAAATAATTCTTCAGCTCCTGCAAAACTAGCTCCCTCAGTACCACCAGTACCACCACCGATCATTATACTATGGGCAAAGTCTCCTTCTTCTACAGAATCACGAGCTACGTTCCAGGTTTTCAACAAGTTAGGAAATAATCCAAACTCATCATAATATATTGTACCTCTCTTACCTCTGGCATGCTCTGGATTTCCTTGTGTTGTAATACCAATTACAGAGTTATGAGTACCTTGTGTTAATCCATCTGAATCTGTATATCCAAATTCCCAGACCATATTATTTAAGGAATCCTTAGATTTTAATCTAGGCCATGGAGTATTTGAAGCACACCAATCTATATTATCCTGAAACTTATTTAAAATTCCGTCTTTAACCAGGTATTCTTTCTCACTTGCTATAGCAAAAGATTTTACCATAGTACAGTTAAAAGAGGTATCCCCAACCACTGCTAATCTTGCTAAGTCTGATCCCCCTCCATAAGAGAATCCAATACCTCTCCTTTTTAATAATACTCCGTGTCTACCTTCTTGCTTTGCTTGTTCAATATAATGATACCACCAATAACTTCCATCATATACATCAGGAAAATCTCTATGACGTTCAGCTCTTTGTGATCCTTTTTTTGTCTTAGATCTAAGAATAGGTGAATAATTTAGAAAGAAATAGTATGGGCCAGGTATCCATTCACCGTCATACTCACGTATATATCCCTCTCTGCATCGTCTTGTTTCTTCTTTCCAAAACTTATGATATGCTGAGGTAGGATGTGGATTAGGATATAGGTTAGTGTATTTTCCAAATTTCTTATGGTGAATAGCCGGCTGACGAAAGTAATCCATATCTTCTAGAATATGAGGATCAGTAAGATTTACTTTAATCCTACCTAACTCATCTTTTTCTAAATCACATGCTCTCTTTCTATCCTTCTTTATAAGATTCTGTATAAATTGGACAGTAGAAATAAATTCGATTAAATCTTCATTGATCTCACGATCTAGAATAGATTCATCTATTAATGTCTGGTATTCGTTTACTTCTATCATGTGGTTTTCATTCCATCTTCGAAGGTAGCCTTTATTTTACTACCTACCATATCCTTCTTAGACTGAATCTCTTTCTTAACCATTTGTTCTAACTTAGCTAAGCTCTCTAAGAGTCCAGCACTTTTCTCAACTACTCGTGCAAACTTCTCAAGATCATATTTTAATTTTCCATTTTTGTCAGTTGCCAGAAAGTCTACTTGCCTAAACTGTTCCCTCATTTTATCTACTGCAACCTTTACATCACGTAGGAACAATAAAGGTAAAATTTCTTCACTCCTTTCACGGTAGAACTCTCTGGCTATTCTGACAATTTTATCCTCTTTCCAGGTCTTCGACAGAGTCAGTATAGGAATTATTTCTTTACTCCTTTCTTCTGGATTTACAATATCTGTAAAATCAGATTTGAAGTCTTCCATAAAATAAATATAAGCTAATTCTGCAAGAGCAGTTTCCTTTAACTTAGTCTTATCTCGATCCCAAACAGCTTTGAATGGAACCAAAGCATAGGCTTCTTCAGATATTATTAATTGATTGTTCTGCAGATCGAATAGCTTCATTTCTCTTCTTATACTTTTTTAGTAATCTTGCTTTATTCCAAGGGGGGCAATGAAATAATAAGAAGTAAGGTATTCTCAAAGATGGGAATACCTGTTTCTCCTTATCACAACGATGCTTCATTATAATTGCTTGTAATTCAAAGGGAGCATTATATACTCTCTCAACATCAGAAATATTGAGATTCATATCTTTTGCTACCTTATTAATCAATCTCTTCACTTCCGGATTCATTCTCTTCTAATTTTAGAGATTCTATTAAATCCTTTTCATCCTGAATTTCTAATATACAAACTGAACAGAGGGGTATACTTTCCTCTTCTGATATCTTTAAATAATGAATCTTCCTACTCTTTTGTTTACGTTCTAAAGATTCACATCTTACACACTTAGGTTTACTTCCCATTACTAACTAAAATTGATTTTGTATTTCCAAAAACCGATTTACGATCTCGTGCTAATGCACCACAACTCATACATCTATAATTCTTATACTTACCAGTTGGTGTAAAATAATAATAACCAGCAAATTCCAAGTGATCATGACCACATGTTGGACATACTGGTTTTTCAGAATCTATATATAAATTATAGTTTGGATGACCTTTAATATATGGTCGCATAATTAAATAAATTTCTTCTAGAATAGAAACATCGTGTCTATTATATGTTTCCATATATTTCATAGCTTCTACATTACCTTTAAGACATTCTACCCAAAGTTCAAATGTAGTATCATCTTTACCTTCTATTCCAAAAGTTCGTGCTAAAGCATCTAGTTTATTACTTGAAAATCCAAACTCTTTTGCGGCAACTTCTTTAGTATCAACTTGTTGATAGAATGTTGTAGGCGGTAGTCCATGAACTAAAAACCTAGCTTTGATTTTAGGAATATCAAATTGTTTTCCATTATGGGCTATTACAACATCTGCTTTATTTAAAAGATGCCATAGTGTTTCAACTATTCTACTATCGTCTTCTCTTAAAACTTCCTCAGGGTAAAGATGTTGTGAAAAAGTTTCTTCTTCTAATAACCACTTTGCAGCCCAAGTAAGCATAAACCAATCTGAAATAATCTGGTCTATATAAATATTTTGTTTCCATAAACGCCACACATAAGCTTTTACAGGTGCTGTTTCAATATATAATAATAAGATATTTGGTTTTGAGTGTGGATCTTTCTTTGTAATAGGAACCTCTTTATTGAATGATTCCTTTCTTAAAATACTTTTAGCTTCCCTAACATCTTCTGCAGAAACCTGTAGCCAAGAGGCTATTTTATTAGCACCCATTTCTTTAACATAAGGTCTTTCTGCGATTTTATCTAATACTTTCTGTACGTTATCTTTCATTATATATTAATTATGGTCTTCATCCTCAAAAATAAAAGTAAGTTCATTACTTTTAGTAAGTATATATTTTGGTATAAGTGAGTCTATTTCAATTATACCTACTGATTTAAGTGTACTCATAATATTATACACCCCCGCTAATTTAACACCCATTTTGTTAGAAATCTCAACTCTTGTATCATAATTGAATATCAGTTTATTACGTTCCTTAAAAGGAATACTTCGATATTTATGATTAACCGTAAGCAGGTGTGCGTAAAGTTCTAACTCTTTAGGTCTTAATTTATTAAACGGAGGTATATTATCTAATATGGATAGCAACTTAAGAAAGTATGTGGTTTCGTTCACCTTTACTTTTATTTTCATGCTTCTCTAATTTATGTTTGCTAAGTTTCCAAAATAAATCCACTTGTACAGGTGTTAACTCAGACATAGTTTCACCATCATTCAGAACAGATTCAGTTACTTCTATAAAGTATATATTTTCATCTATATATACTTTTTTAACACAAGTGCCAAGTTCTGTATAAACTATACTACCTGCCTTTATTTGTGGCTCTATAAGAGGTTTAAGTGGATTACTATAAGGCTTATAATACTTCATGTTACTGTAATTTTTTACAAAGATAATACATATAAACGAGATTTCCAAATTATTTCTAATAAAAAAGTGCCCATTAGGACACTTTTATAAGAATTTCTTTATTTTTCTTTGTAGAGGTTTTTGGTATTGTAATCTTTAATACACCATTTTTATAAATTGCTTCTGACTTTTCAAAATCATAATCAACTTTATAGGTATCAGGAATTATAGAATAAGTTGCATGTCGTCTTGGAGATTTGATTTCCAAGCTTAAGTAACCATTTTCTACAAAGAGTTTAAAATCCTCTTTCTCATACCCAGGCACTGCTACAGAGAGCATAATAGAATCTTCTTTTTCTTCCCATTCACTCCACATTGGAGTTTTAAACTTACTATAGTTTGGGAACATGTCATAAAATGAAACTAAATCTAATAACATAATTTTACTTTTTAAATCCAATATTATTTTTATTTGCATCATCCGCACCATGATTAATAAGTTTAAGAGCATCCCAGAATTTAATACCTAAAAACCATCGTTCATCTCTTAAAACCTGATTAGCTAAATCTTTATCTAAAGATGTCCAATATAAACCTTGAGTTATCTTTCTCCTAAATATAGAACAATTAGATGAGAACTTATCTATGTATTCTGTCCTACTGTCTTTAAATTCTTTGTAATTGTCAAAATTAAGTTCTTTCATCTGTTTCTTTCTTTTTAATATAAGTATTACCTCTTTGTTTTATATGTTTACCTTTAGTGTACTCAGACCAGACTGCGTCACTAACTTTAGACACATGTGTTAATGTACCATGCAAATAACGTGCCATATCCTTCTTTATAGTATTACTAATCTCTTTAAAATCTTCTAAAGTCATATTTCTTGGCCTGAATCCTTTAAAGATTTCATAAACCTCTTCCTGAGAGATCTCTATTCGCCTCTCATCTTTTAGAATAAAGGTGCGTTTATTTTCTACCATATGATCCTCTAGTGCACCCATAATTAATTAAGTTTAGTGATATCATCTACAGGCTCGGCCTCTGGCTGGAAGTTATCAGGTGAAACTGATATTCTTATATTCATCTTTGGAACCATAGCATAATGTCTTCCAGAATGAATAAATCCACCATCTGATCTAAAATCGAGAACTATGTCACCAACAGCTAGATCAGTTATTTCTTGTGATAACGCTGTCACAATGGCATGACTTGCTAGAGGGTCTGGCAGTTTATCATTTCTTTTAGTTGGAGCAATTATCTTACTCTTCTTCATTACAATCTCAATGAGTACATAACCCATCGGCATTTTAATCTTACTTAAATCTTTAACTCTTTCCATCAATTTTATGTTTTTCAAACCACAATAAAAATACTACATTACACATTACATGAGCCATATGTGATAACCCTGACTCACTATCATTCAATTCTCCTTGTCTACTGGCTGATAGATGTCTCATTAAAGCTGCATAATATCTATCAGGTTCTACACCTTGCCAGTTGTTGCTGCCATATTTTTTGGCTCCAAAACTAAGGATTTTAACTACATCTTCTACACAGTCTATTGGTAAAAGATCCCACCTTAATTTATCGTTATCAAACTTCTTCCCTGGCTCTGCCATTACCTGTAATATTTACAAGATCTTTATTAAAGAAATAATAATTCATCTCATCTATACTAGAAAAGACAGGTATATTATTTGCCTCAGCTCTTTCAATCTCTTTCTTAGTACCTGAGCTAGTTTCCCAGCCAGGTGTTAAGAATACAGCATCACTAGCCAATAACCAAGGTTGTGAATTGTTAAAATACTCAGGATAGTCAAAATTACCATCAACCAATCCTTCTAAGAAGTCGTTACAAGGTACATATACTGCATACCCCGCATTTCTAAGTTCTCTGGCAGTTTTGATCATCCTATGGATATTCATGATGTATCCAACTGCCATGTCATTTAATTTTCCTGCTACATAAACTTTCTTCATTCTATAAACTAAATTTAATTATTTCTAAAAACAACTATCATTGATGGAAATGGGGCAGAATTTTTACTATCCCCAAATTTCAATCTTCCTTTAATAAATCGTATTTCTGCTTTGTTATATATATAAGTATGAAACCAAGAAGTATCTGTTCTAGCCGGTAAAAGACATACAACTAAAGCTTTTGATTCAGATGCTTTCTTTATCCAAGATGATATTTCTCTACCGTATGGAGGGTTCATCCAACAAATGCCTTCCCAATCTTTAGAAAGAGAATCATCCTCTTTAGTGTAATAAAAACTGCATTTTGCATTATCCTTTGTTGCACATACATCTATAGTAAACTTAAACTCTTCATTTAGAATATTAAAGAATTCTTGTGGAGTTGACCATAAATCTGTTTTACTTGAAAATAACCCTTTATTCATCATTTATTAAAATTTAACGATACAAAGATACGACATTTTTAGTCATCTACCAAATAAAATCACAATTATTTTCAAAAAAAAATATCCCTGACCGTATTTTGTTTGGTCAGGGATAGAAATCCATGTACACGAATCAACCATAATATTCTATACTATGGGGGGTTGGGGAAACCTATTCTTCTTTATCAAATAATTCTCCAGCTTTAAAGATCTTCCAAAATAGGTAGTAGGCTAATAGAATAAAAAGCCACAAACCTACTAATACACCAGGAGTATCTTCAGGTAGTACTATATAAGCTAGTAACAACACTAAATAGTTAATAACCTGAGCACCCCAGGACTTAAGAAACTTACAAATTTTCACTAAAGCTTTTACAAACTTAGTTGCAATAAACTTTTTCCAAAGTTCTTTAATCTTATTTAACATAATATTAATTATTAACTTAAAACTAATAAAATCCCCCTGCGATAACTTTCATTATCGTTTGGTTGTCAATAAGCTATACTTTCACATGCCGTACGATTTAACACCTATGCTCCGAGTTTTACCTACTCTACTAAGGGAGCCCATGTTATCCTTTAACTTATTCAAGGAATATTTTGCAAATATAAACACTTATTTTGATAAATCCAAATTTTTATCTATAAATTTTCTAACAGTTTTTAGTAGATCTAGTTATGTTCCTGTAATTCAATATTATAAACTGCAGATCCACTAGTTGTAAACCAGGTAATATCTCCTGTTTTAGTATAAGTATATGGGTATTGGTATGGTTGTACTACTATTGGATAACTTGTATAAGTATATACATCAGTACTAATAAAGGAGTATTTTTCATAATCTTCTTTAAGTAAGTCTTTAAGGAAACTTACCATCTTCTTAAGATTTACATCTTCTAAGACTTTAATAGTCTTATTCTCAGTGTCAATTTGAAATTTCATATTTAATAAATTATAATTTTACCTTCTTCTCCCCAAACTTTCGATGCCTCAATATGCCAAATACCAGAGTCTTCTACCATGAGGCAATCATTTAAAGCCTTAAGTAAATTATCTAAATCAGGTCTGCTTTTATGCGGAGTTCCAACCATGATGCTGCGTTTGTGTTTACTCCAGGAGTCTGGCATAGCTATTATAAATTCAACCTTATACTCATCTGTCAACTTAAATTTAAGTTTCTTAGCTAACAATAGTAACTTATCCTTAAAGCTATAATATTTAACTACACAAGGCCTCTTTTTCCAAGAGTCACTTCTGGTCATTCTCGGCTTCGCTACTGGGTCTATCAAAAGCTCTATCATCAGGTTTAATTTTAAATGCTATATTAATAACTTCCTGTTGGGTCTTTAATCTTTTATCGCATGATATTATAAATTTATATCCCATGAAAGTTAGTATAGCACAATCTCCAAAGTCAGGTACATGCTTTTGCTCTATAGATTCAGACATACCCTCAACTTCCTTAAGTAAGTCCTCATACCTTACCGAATCCAATTCCACATATAAAACATTTTTTTCATGTGGTACTCGTTGAAATACTTCTACTAATTTCTCTAAAAATTTTAACATAGTAATATTTTCTACAAAGTTACATACTATATTTGACATATGCAAATTTTTAACTACTTATTTTAACCACCACGTCAACTTTTTATAATTAAAGTATCCCCCGTACCTATATAATTGAAATTTTGGTAAGGTATAGAGAGTGTGGGGTTCCCTTCCAACCAACACCCCGCCCACATTCGTGAGTGGGTAGTATCCCCACTGTCGTAATTTTCCTATTGTCAAATTTAAAATTTCATGCGATGAAATTAAGAGAAAGATTTGCTTCACATAAGGTGAAGATTACCAGTTTCCTGCCAACTGGTAGCAACTCAGGCACAGCTGAGTATGACGAGCTTGATGCTGAAGGCAATGCATTGAACAGCGGCGTTGCCGCAGTGTTCGATACCAACTCTGTCGAGTTGGATGATGATGATTGCCTGACTGGCAACAGCAGACTCTCCGCAAGCGGTGAGTTTATCGTAGTCCGTAAGGACTTCGACAGAACAGGATTAGGAAGGAAGTAAAACTTCCTTTCCTATTCATGCAGAGCAATGCTATTCGTGGCATCATAGATCATAGTCCACAGACCCTGAACCATGTATCATGGGTAGCTTGCTTTGTTGTTATTTACTTTGCTTATTAACTATGGTAGCCAAAGGCTGCCTTGACTGATTATATTAGAATAGATTGGTGTGATTTAACTGTAGTTTAAATAACCATTCAGGTGTTAACTGATTAAACGATTAAGTTCGTGGAGGGATGGAGAACCTCATAACTACAGTTATAATCATCATCTATCATTTTATATCACAACTCTTTAGTCATTAATCCTATCTAGATATGAACAGGAGTTTTTTGTTGGTTAGAATGCTGAGGAAATTGAGCTAACTCATTGAGTATGAGTGCGGTTCTAGCCTCAGCCTAACCTTTTCATCACTTTTACATCTGAACTTATTGTTACACATTAATATAATAACTAAAACCAACAGTTATGGAAGCAATTGAAAAAGCCTATTTTAATAAGGTTAATCAGATTATGAAAGCTGTAGAAGATTATAATAATAATCCTGTTAAAGCTGAGAAGTACATTCGTAATCAGATTGACAACATTTGGGAAGCCGGTAAGAAAACAGGTTCCATGTGTGTTGTAGATGAGTTATTTGGATAAGACAACGATTAAATAACCTTCCAAGATGGTGAGGACAGCTAAGCGTCATGGCGAGCTGTAAACCACATAATTGCACTATTAAAGAATATACTAATTTCTTTAAATATGCAACTACATGTGATACAAGTGATTTAATTAAATTAATTTCATAAAAAATACCTTGCCACTCGGAGAAAGCTGAGGTCTCATTATAGGTATGTTAAGCCTATTTAAAACTAACTAATTATGACTGAAACTATTCACACCAAGAACGGTTTACACCTGGAAGCTCCACTTGTATACCAAATGTTCCCTAATAATCTTAAAGTATTTTTTATTCAGGGGAGAATCTGCTATACTGATATGAATAATAATGAAGTCTTATCAGTTGATCTATTTGAATTATATGAATTTATGACTAAATAACTAAACTATGTCAGTACAATATACAGGAATTAAACCAGACAGAAACTATTCAGTAACAGATTTTAGAGATCATGGTATTATATTAATGTCATTCATGAAATTTAAATCTGGTAATGATAATATTCCATCACTAAGAATAATATTTCGTAGTAATGGATTACTTGGTGAGATAAGGACAACCTGTTATGGTAATGCATATGCTGTTGATGTTGAATGGGGTTGGTATTCGGATAGAAGACAATGTATTACAACAGAGTGTAAATCACTAAGAGAAGCTAAGTCTATATTATTTATGTGGTTCAAATCTAAAGGATTTAAAAGAACTACTGAACAAATAAAGGCTGAACCATATGCATCTTATTTATCACTAAATAATGTTCAATTAAGATTATTTGCTACTTATATAAGATAATGTGGAATAACCGTAACCATAATGCCATAGCGTTTCTTGCTCCTTAAGGAGAGGCTTTTGGCTATGGTTTTTTATTAAACTAACTAATAATCATACATCCATGAGAATATTTAAATATAAAGCTGCTATAGATCCTAGTAATAATTATGAAAATATGTTTAATTATACTAAGAAAGGATTTGTGATAGTTGAAAATGATAGTTGGACTTATTTAGATATTAAGGATAAGATCAAGTCACAAATACTCAATGATTTTGATGAAGATGAGATAGTAGGTATTGAAATAAAAGAAATACCTAAACTTATATAAAATTAAAACTTAATTAAAATTGTCTTAATATATAACTAAAACTCTTAAAATTCTTCTATAACAGTATATATATCTCCCCTTCAATAGACTTCCGACTTTATCTCTTTAGATGTATAATTAACTAATAGAAGAATTTTATTTAATACTTATAATTATGTGTTTAGTCACTTATCAAAGAAAGTCTATTAAATTAGACAAAGATCTTATTGTTTATAAGGAAACTTATTTACAAAGTACTATAGATGATTCAGTAAGATCATTAGTTCAGCAATTTAAATATCAAGTTAACAAAATATATCATTGTGAACTAGGTATTTATCATTCTAGATATTTAGGATCAGCTGAATTTGCTGATTATACTTCACAGCGATACTATCAAAAGCGTTTCTGGTTATATCTTTGGAATAAATTAAGATATATAAATCCAAGACCTCTTACTGAAATATCATTAGGTTTCCATGCTTACACTACTATTAAAAGAGCAAAATCTGATAGTGCATTAACTATATCAGAGTTTATGATACCTGCAGGTTCTGAAGTCTTTTATGATAAAACTGGTATGATAGTAAGTAATAATATTATGTTTACAGGTAAAATAATAAAATAACCTATGGCATATAAAAATCAAAGGCAACAGAAGTGTCATGTACGTGAGTTGCATAGAAGAACTAACTTTGTTAGTGTACACCAACCTACAACAATAGGATTAGGACATAACAGAGTTGTACCGTTTGAGAGACCTTCAGGTCTTGTTCGTCTTGGTAGATCTATCAGAAAGTTTTTGTCATAATAATAACAAATCCCAATAACCAAAGAGCTGAATAAGCCGCCATGGGTAATTAAGGTTGGGAAATATCTACACCTTCATGTGACTAATGATAAAGGCAACGCCTAAACATCATAATAAATCATAGCTAAAGGTGATAATATCATGCACAGAGACTCTTAAAGGTGACTATCAATCACTGATGTATATCAAAGTGCAAGGGCAGCTAATAAAGATACCACAAGTCCCAAAAAGTAGACACAACATATATAATGGGAAACTTAGAATCAAGGCTTACAGAAATGTGCTCAAAGTAAGTTATTAGCCTTCAACATAGAAATATGTTGTTGTATAGTTCATGGAATCATACCTATTATGGGTAAAAGACAGCAATAAAATGAACTAATTGTGCAGCTCAGCTTGATAACTGAGTCATAAACCTTAAATTTAATATTATGAAACAATTTATACTTAATACTAGCCAAAGATTTGGTAAGTATACAAATGATATATCTATTGGATTACTTAACAATAATTACATATTCTGGGCTCATGTTATGAATTTTGTTAATGATAATCAAATGGTATTTCATATGTATCTTATGAGATTGTTTAATACAGGTAAATCATTAAAACTATGAATAAAAAATGTAAAGTTGTTATGCTTCCAACTGATCAGAAAAGGCAGAAGGGTCAATTATTTATGGTGATGCCTGAAAAAAGGCTCTTTTATTTAACTTCTGATTCATATAAGCCAAGAGATCAAAGATGTCATCTTTATATCGTATCTGATGATGAGATTAAAGAAGATGATTGGTTTATTGATAATAACTACTTTTCAAGTGATAGAATTAGGTATTTAGTAGATAGTAGGACAAATGAGCTTGGCGGTATTTATATTCATTTTAATGGTTGTCAAAAGATTATTGCTACTACTGATTCTTTTGTTACAGGGTATGATGATGACGGACAACCAATGGATAAATTTGGTAATATTGCTAAACAATTTCCTTCTATTCCCCAATCATTTATTGATAAATATGTCAGTGAATTTAATAAAGGGTATCAGATAAATGAAGTAATGGTTGAATATCACGCAGATAATACTGTATGGGATAATCTTGATAACACTATCAATATTAAACCAATTAAAGATTCATGGAATAGAGAAGAAGTAGATACTCTTATACATAGAGGTATAGATGCTTTTTATGTTACTACACGTAATAGAACATCATTTACTTTTGATATTAAAGCTTGGATTGATAAAAATCTATAAAAATATAAACAGGGATACCTGTCTAAGTCTGATAATGTGCAACATTGCTAAAGCACAAAAACAGCCAATAGTCTGCAAGAGGCTAAGTGATAGCTAAACAAGGAGAACCTTAGTTTAGTTCACGCAGTATATAATCTAATACTATTAATATTAGGTGTACAACTGTGAAATTAAATTTATATTAACCCTCCGCCAGGAGTTAGTAGGAGTTGTCTTACTACTCCTGGTTTTTCTCCTCATATGGTGAAACTGGTAGACACACAGGACTTAAAATCCTGCGGGTAGTAATACTCATGCAAGTTCGACTCTAGCTATGAGGACAATAGAATAATTTTTTGTATCTTTGTACAAATTTAAATTATAAACTATGAAACAATTTATTCTAACCCTGTTATTATTTTTGTGTTATACAACAGTAATAGCACCTGCTGAAGGAACAAAATGTTTAACTATATTACAACCAGAACCACCTATTTATAGATATATAGGAGTTAGTGAAATTAATAAACTCTTAATTAAATATAAGGTTCATCATCGTGATATAGTAATGGCTCAGATATTACTTGAAACAGGTAATTTAACATCTGAACTATTTAAAACTAACTGTAACCTATTTGGCATGCGTCATCCTATTATGCGACAAACTACATCCTTAGGAAATAATTTAAACCATGCATATTATATGAATTATGAGGATTGTGTTGCTGATTATGCGTTATGGCAAAGACTTAATTACCATCCTAAAGAAGATTATTATTATTTTCTAAGTAGAATTGGTTATGCTAGTGATCCTTATTATATAAGAAAACTTAAAATGTTAAAAATATGACATTACCTGCTAATAGTCCTATGAAAGAACATGGATCTACAATAGTATTTGTAGTTTTAATGCTATTATTCTTTATTGTTGCATTATTATTTGTATCATGAAAAAACTTTCAGGAAATGGTACAATTAGGAGTTCAAAAACACCTGATTGTAGGATAATCTTATCCTCAAAAGATATTATTGTTATTGATTCTCGTGATCTTAGCGGTTTTTATCGTAGAGATGATTCTAGAATACAAAGACTTTTGAATTTTATTAAACTTTAAAACTAAAAAGATGTTTAACAGCAAATTAACAACTCTGTATGGTTCAGAAACAAAACAAACATCTGTTTCTACACCTAAATCTAGTAATGCCTTCTTAAATGAAGGTATGAAAGAAAGTGCAAAAACTTTATCAGGTAATGGTGCATTAAAGTACTCTACCACAGGTAATGACTTTGTTGATCAGTTTGGTAAGCTTAGTGAGTATAAACTACCCAGAGCTTTTGATTTAATAGCAAAGGATGCATCAACTCTTTATGCTATTAATCCAAGAGTATCAGTAATGTTTATTCTATTCATTAGAATGATAACAAGAGTAGTATCATTCTTTGATGGAGTTAAAACTAAAGTGGTACAACGTGGTGCTGGTTTGAAGCATGAAGCTATCGTTCGTATGATCTGGTTACATGTTACACATCCTGATACCTTTTGGAAGAACATTAAGTTATTTATAACTGTAGGTTCTTGGAAGGATATTATATATATGATGCAATATGACATCATTTATCATTCTTGGAAAGGACGTGTACTTGATTGGGATAATCTTGTTAAGATAATTATTGCAGGACTTGAAAATCCTCATACTACTAATCTTGTCAAGAAATATCTTCCTCAAATACGCGCAAACAATGCTTGTAAAACAGTTGAGGCTCAGGCAGATAACATTATTGCTAAATTCATTTGTGCTAAGCTATTTAATAATGATAGTGCATCTGATATAAAGCATTATAAATCCTACCGAAAACTTAAAGTATCTGGTACAGCTCATCAATGGCAACAACTGATAAGCCGTGGACAATTTCTTAAACTTAACTTTGATACTATAGCAGGACGTGCTCTTGCGCAATTAGTATCAGGTAAGTTTCTTTCAAATAATAACTTGGTGACGAGGTACGAGTCTTGGTTAGCAACTAAACCTATTGCAAAGTTCACAGGTTACCCGCATGAACTGTTCCTAAAAGATCCAAGAACTTTGAAGAAGTATCAGATTGATACTGTTGATAAGCAATTTCTAGGTCTTGTAGCTACAGCTCAGGATAATGCTAAGGAAGAGACATCTCTTATAGTGGTACGTGATGTATCAGGTAGTATGAGTAGTCAGGCTCCTGGTATTAAAATGTCTTGTGGTGATATTGCTAAGGCATTAGCATTGTTTTTCAGCTATATGCTACCTAAAGGTGTGTTTGCTAATTCTTGGATTGAATTTGCTAGAGATGCAAAACTACAAACTTGGAAAGGCATTACACCATGCGAAAAGTGGGCTAATGAAAGTAACTCAGGTTATTGTAATAATACAGATTTTATGTCTGTAATAAGATTATTCTGCTCTCTTAAAAGTAAGGGTGTAAGTGAATCTGAATTTCCAACTGGTATATTATGTATATCAGATGGTGAATTTGATAAGTCAGCATTAGGTAATACAAATGTTGCACATGCCAGATTATTATTGGCTAATTATTTCTCTCAGGAATATTCTGATAACTTTAAAATTATTCTTTGGAATTTACATAACAGATATTATGGTTCGGATCAACACAACAAGTTTGAAACCTTTGGTGATGTTGATAATGTATACTATTTATCAGGTTATGATGGTTCTATAGTAGCTTTTCTAACAGGAATGAAGGAACAACCTACTAAAGAGCCTAAGAATGCTAAGGAATTATTTGAAGCAGCAATGAATCAGGAAATTCTTGAGCTTGTTGAGATTTAAAAATTAAATGACTACATGCATATAAGCCGTAAAATCGGATGAAACGTGCTTCCCGTATACTAGTGGGGAGATCTATGCAAATATTCCTGCTCTGCAGTGCACTGCCATCAGGTGGGCTTAACTAACCCTCTAAAAATAGGAGTCGCAATGGCGATATGTAGTCATTTTTTATAAAGTGACGTACAGCAAATATAAAAAAATTCAAATTTAGGTTTTGAAAAACAAATGTCACTTGATAAGATTAGGTCAGCAATTTAAAATAGAAAATAATTATTAAATTACTTTTAAACAAACCTAATCTGTATGATAAGAGCAGTTCAGCAACTATAAAAACAACAATCTTGTAAATTGTCTAGTTAATCTGCTCTGATAAGAGTTGTAACAGCAAATTTAAAGCAATGGATCTGTGGGTCACGAGTTCGAATCTCGTACGTTGGAGGATCTCCAATGTTAGCTCAGCTTGGTAGAGCAATAGAAATGCAAAAAATACAACTCTGATAAGGACACTTCAGCAAATATAAAAAATTCTACTGAAAATGGAACTCGCCCTGGTGGGAAGTACGTAAAAAGGTTCGATTCCTTGTGTGTCCTGTAAAAGAATAGCCACAGCAATTTAAAAAAATTAATCTGCAAAATTAATCACACATGCTATTCTGTTGAATTTCTAAACTTATTATTAATAAATAAACTAATGAAAAAAAGAACGTTTTCCCCTATGTCTATCTATTTTAGAATAGTAGCTTGGGTATTTATTGCAGCTTTAATCTGGGCTTTATGCTGCCCGTTGATGATTAGTTCAGAATATGACATCTTAGTGTTCTTAGGATTCTTCTTTATGTTCCTACCACCTGCTATTATGTATTATATGTTTCGAAACATATTTATTTATCTCAAAAACAAAAAATGAAGAAGTTCTTCTATCTCGCAGTGATGTCACTATTGGTGATGTCCTGTAGCCATGTGAACCCTGGCTATGTAGGGGTTAAAGTCAAAATGTACGGACAAAACAAAGGAATTACTCCAGTATCTCTTCCTGTAGGAAGATATTATATGGGCCCTTTATATGATCTGTATGAGTATCCAACACACGTAGTTATTTATCCATTTACTCTTGGTGATGATGAAGGAAGTGAAGTTCCTGAAGCTATGATATTCCAGGATAAGGATGGTAATGTTTGCAATGTGGATATAGCATTATCATGTTATGCTGATCCTACAATGGCTCCTGTACTATTTCAGACGTATCTAACCGATATGCTAGGAGTTGTGAAAAATTATTGCCGACAGGATTTAAATAACTATTTCGTTGAATATTCAAGTAAACTAACTACCGAACAATTGTACTCTGACCAGAAGATGGCCATGCTGGAATTTGTCAAGCAGAAGATGATTGATAAATATAAACCATCAGGAGTTATCATTGTTGATGTAGCATTTAAAAGTAATATCAGGTTTCCGGGCAATGTTGTGGCGGCTATAAATGAAAAGATTAAAGCTACCCAGGTTGCTCTACAAAAAGAACAGGAAGTTATGCAGGCCGAAGCAGATGCTAAGAAAGCAGTTGCGAAGGCAGACGGAGAAGCGCAATCTATTCTAATGGTTGCTCAGGCTCAGGCTAAAGCAAATAATCTACTGTCACAATCAATTACATCTACCCTGGTGAGCTATGAAATGGCCAAGAAATGGAATGGAGTATCTCCAATCTATTCAGGTTCCGGCTCAGCTATACCACCAATTTTCAAATAATATTACGCTTCGCTTTTCTCCTTCGGACATGTGAGGTCGGTTGGGTTGGTAATCCGCATTACTAGCCCAACCTTTTTATTCCTATTAATAATTTAATAATATTGTTATGATAAAAACTGGTATTCCTAAAGTTGGTATGTTTAAAGGTTGGATATTGGAATTCATAGGTTATTCTTTTGAACAAAAAGGTATTATATATAAACCTAATGAACTGCCTTGGGATAATGTAAATTCAAAGTATGTGAATTTCAAGAATCCTACTCCTAATTGGAATAACACGAGTTATCCACTTTGTTATTTAGCTAAGAATGTTGATCTTCCTGATAAAGATGAATCAAAAGTTCTAAATAATCTCAACAATAAGGTAGAAATTCTTAATGATCATAAATTTCTATCATATCTACCAGATTCAGTAGATTCTAAGTTTCATAGTAATATGGATGATGCTATTAAAAATAGCGTTGAACAAATTACACCAAATGAAGATGTTTACATTTACAAGCTTGTAAAAGTGATAAAAAGTAGTGTAAACAAAGTAGTTCATGATATTAATTAATCATGATTAGTCAAATAATGATTTTTATTCTGGGTGTACCTGCTCTTTGGTTAGTAGGTCGCCCAGAATCTTGGTCTAAGTGGGGATTTGTACTAGGATTAGCAGCACAGCCGTTTTGGTATTTTTCTGCCATTAAATATCAACAGTGGGGCATATTAGCCCTTAATATTGTATACACATATTCTTGGTGTCAAGGGATTTATTATAGATTTATAAAGAAATGAAAAAAGATATTGAAGAATTAAAAGAAATAAAATCTATGTCAGTAACTGATATGGGTAGTGCATCATTTAATGGTAAAAAAGGTTTAGGATTATTTTGGTTATTAAAAAGAATTATTCTAGATCAAGAAAAACGTATTAGCATACTTGAAAAGCTTATATAGTATTTATATCTTAATAAACTAACTATGAAAACAGGAAAGACATTTTCCGAACTCTCAGCCCTTCGAGCAGAGCAGGGAGAGAAGAACTTTACACATGATTTATCAAGTGTTTGCATAGGAGACACAATGATTAGTAGAACCGGAGATAAATATGTAGTTACTGATATAATCAGAGATGACGCTGGCAATCTTACATATTGGGAAGATAACATTCAATTTGCACAGCAGTATTCCCAAGGACATAATATGCTAACTAAATCGCCATTTTGGAAAATAATACCAAAGCCGGTTGAACAGTCGAGTATATTATCAGCTGAAGAATGGGTAAAAGATATTGCAATTAAATTCTTTTATTATTGGTGGAATACTCCGGGGAATAATACATCTGAAGGGTTTGACGAATGGTGGAAACTTCATAAGAAAGAATACTCCCAATTTGAAGGGAAAGAACTGCCGGGAGAGGAACTGAGAAGCGAGTTAATACAATTTCTTTCTGAAAGTCCATTCCTAATTTTACCACCAGATAAAGATTGTATAGATATAGTTGATAGTTACCTTAAAAACCGATAACATGGAAACAAAGACATTTAAAAAGATATTCGTTAAGAGTGCCGAGGATTTACCGAAAGAATATGGGAATTACTTTATTAAAAATAAAAACGGCATGGAAACAATGTGGATATATCATCCAAAAACTGATACAAACTCATGGCTAACTAATATTGACTGGTATCTTAAGCCAGTCGATCTTCGTCCTGTCGGGAAAGAGGGGATAATTGAAGGAAAATATAATGATATGTTACTTTACACATTTTCTGTGCATGATAATGATGACGGAGAAGATAGAAAAGACAGAACGTATATTTCTCTAAAAGCACCAAGCGCAGAATCTGCTCAAAGGAAACTTATTGAAATGTATGGGGACACAATTTCTGATATTCTATTTCTCAATGATTCTATACCGATGGAATTACCGGGATTTAATTACCCCGAATCTATTGCCACCGAGTTATCAGAGGTCAAGGAAGTGAAGTTTATCTGTCCCAACTGTGAAAGTGATGATGCCTTTACTGTTACTCAAAATCATCATAAATGTAGGAAATGTGGTAAGCGATATTGCACAGATGTAGATGGCAATAGAAAAAGTTACGCTTCATTGGATGAGGTCAATCCCGTTCAAAGCAATGTAACGGATATACTTGAATCAGGTGATTTTTATGAATTAATGCAACAATATAGGTTTGTACCTATTGATAGTCTCAGTAGAACAGTAAAAGCATTTGAAAATGTTAAAGAGTGGCTTCGTTCCCGACTTCAACCCGCCGTAGCATATAATATTGGCTTACAATTCTCCGACAACCTTGCTGATCTTATCAATTGCATCAAAGCCTACGACAAGACCGCACCGCTTGAGGAAAAAGGCAGGTATTTTGAAGCGATACAGCGAGAGTTTGAGAAGATTCAACCCGCCGTGACCGATGAACAGATAGAGAAGTGGGCTGAAATAGCGAGTACCCGAAAGGAATGGGACGGATTCCCCACGATTAATTTAATAGCTAAACGCTTACGTATTGAAGGAGCCAAAGCCATGAGAGACGGTAAGATAGCAGAGTATATTAAAAACTTAAAATAAAAACCATGAAAATTCCTAAGACAACAAAAGACAAACCATATATTGAATTTAGGGTTGATAAAAAAGGGAATATTAAACTAAGTATCTCATCAAGTTGGTGGGGCGGTAAAAATGGTGGTTTTTCTGGGAGTGGGGGGACTGAAGGTAATACCTGCTTGCCCAAAGATTTGAATACTTATATAAAGGCGTTTAAAGCGAGTCGGGTAAAAA